GTGAAACATACAACGCAGCAGATAGTGTTCCTGCCTCTGCTGTTAGCACAGGTGATGTTCCTAACTTCGGTAACCTTACCTCTTATGCTGCTGGTTCTGCTAGCACACTTGCAGGTACGATTGACAGAACTCATGCTATCACGCTGACTGCTGGTGGTGCAGGTTCATCTGCAACAGGACAATTCGTTTCCGAAATCACCGTTATCGACTGAGACTATATACCATGAAGAGATTACTTTTCGTGGCATTCTTACTGGGATCTCCTGCTATGGCGGTCCCAGTGGTCCCCAACTTTACACAGGGATCAATGACTAGCCACACTGAGACGACACAAAAAATAACGGAAACCATCAACTCGATGGACTATAACACAGGGTATCAATACTCTGTGACAGGGAGTGGAATTACAGCATCAGGTTCTTTACAACCAGGCACAGGTGCTAACAATGTAACTATAGATGGCGTGACATCATCATGGACAGGACTAACAAGCAGACCAAACTTTACGCAGACGACTCCAGGGGGAGCGTTTCAGTTCACAGAAACTTACAAAGGCCCAGGTCTCAGCAATCAAACAATAATTCAAAGAGTAACAGAGGTTACAAGCGTAACCGACACAACCTCAATTTTCTCGCAGTAATCCTAAGTGTTATCTCCCCAGCACTGGTCCAACAAAGAGTTCTTGCTGAGGCTGTTGGCGGCGTTAGCGCCACTGCTGCTCCTGTTGCTAATTCCTCTGGCTCTGTCACCAACCAAGCCATCCAAGTCCTCCAAGGTCCATACATCACCAATACATATGGCAATGGAATCCAGTGTCAGGGCCCAACCAGAAACTTCACACCATATGTAACTGGCAGTGCATCTGCTACCAGACCATATGAACCTTATTACATGGATCCTGTCTATGATATGAGGGATATGGATGAGGACGGCGCACCAGATAATCCTGGTGATATTTTATATCGTGTTCCCATAAGAACTGGACAGAAAGATAATTACAACCTAGGTGTTGGTTTCTCGATCACATGGTCTGAACCATTAGATAAGAAACTACAAGAACAATGTAAGGAAGCAGCACAAGCTAACATTGATCTGATGAAGCAAACAACTGCTAATAAGAGATTAGATTTTGAGATCGCTAGGTTGAAAAACTGTGGCGAATTGATGAAGCAAGGTATTCAATTCCATCCTCGCTCACCTTATTATAAAGTGTGTGCTGATGTGGTTGTGAATAATCCTCCAGGACATACTCACCCACACTATCACACTATCCCTTCCGTTTCTTCTTCCTCGGGAACACAGAACGCAACTCCCGAACAGCGTGGTTCATCTGACGCTGCTCTGCTCGGCGCTCCCCTGACGACAGGACGGGAATAGGTTTCTTCCTGATCGTAGCAATCTTCTTCATCACTTTCTTAATCGTTGGTTTGACTGCTTTCAAAAGTATGTCTGCCAACGGTTTTGCTAGCAGTGCTGATGCAGTAGCAATCACAGCAACACCACCTACCTGAACAACCTGACCACCACTAGGCAGTCCAGCAATGATTTGTTCAGGAATTGCAACCGATTCTGTTATCTGGACACATTCGTTGCCTATCAATTTATATTCAACAACCTTCTTTCGGAAACCCTCTACATATGTTCCGACAGGTTCTTTGGCATTCTGTCCTGGTGTAGGACAATCTACCTTCGCAGTAGCAGGAGGAATTTTAGGTGTCTCTGGTAACTCGGGAGCTACGGGAGTTTTAGGTTCCCGTGTATCTACTCCCGAAGGTTTAGTAGGAACTATCTGTTCAGGTTCAAAGTTAATTGGATCATAACTGGGAACACCACTATCACAATAAGTGACCAATCCTCGCGAGTCATCTTGACCTACGGTTTTAGATTTGTTGTTACTTTCATGAGCTTCAACACAACCAGGCACATCAACGATAGGCACACCAATATTTACCACTACAGGTGGTGCTAGTGGAGTTGATGTGTAATATTCGTTATCAGTTACTACCTGTGGAATTTCAATCTCCCGAATAATAATATTGGGAGAAGTGATATTAGGTATCTCCATCAGTTGTCATCAGTAAACAAATTCAAAATACCAGTCCAAATAGAATGAAAGAAGACGTAAAGAAAGAAAGTTTCTGTTGCTTCTTTCTTTGCTCTTTTCTTATATGTCGATTGTGCCATGGGTATGATAAAAATTTTAATTATTTAAGGAAGTTGAATTCCCCCAGGAACGGAAGGAACATCTCCACCAGTTGCACTTGGCATCTTAGGCATAGCACCTTGGATCATACCAGGGAGTGCCTCAGAAATAGACTCTGTTGCTGCCTTGGTGGCAGCAGTCTTTGCCTGATCGATCAGGGCATCCTTATTGAGAAGCACATATGCACTGCCACCAATGAGGGCAGCACTGGTGAGTCCCGACAGAAGGGCAATGATATTAATTAGTTTTTGCATTATTTTTTAGGCTCCACAGCGGATACTACAGGTGGTTCTTCATCTCTTTTTGCTGTTTGTTTTCCATTTCCATTTCCATTTCCGCCACCTGCTTTAGCAGGAGACAGTCCAAAGGCAGCTAGCGATCCAGAGAACACGGATGCAATGAAGGTAGGGTCGAAGTCAAGAATCTTCTGACCGTTAGGCAGTCTAACGTAACTAAACGTGAGAAGAGATGCGGACCAAATAAGTACGACAACTTTCACCAGATTACCAAGAACTTCACTCTTATCTTCATCATGGTCCTTAGTCTCTTCTACTTTAGCTTTGGGTTTACCAAGCATGAGTATAAGAGTAAGGCGGCTTATTTATTATAGACGCCTCTTGGATATAGAAGACCTTTCTGTGGTCTCTTGGTTGGTATTGCACTACGTGGATCATCAACTTCTAAAGATCGGAATCCAACATCAATGTTACCAACATTAAGTGTTTGGTTAGTAGTTTTTACCTGATAAGAATATGGTATTTGATTACCATCTTGGAAATAAATTGTACTAGCTACTCCAGCCCTTGCTGTTTGTAGATCTGGAAAAGTATAGTCAGCAGCCATCAGACCTTCCTCGCACAGAATAGAATTCCTCTAGTAATATTATCAGATGTCATGTTGTAAGAACCCATGATCACTGTATAAACTTCAGAGGGACTTAGAGTAATGGTATCGCCCTGTTGAATATTAGCATTAACTGCATTGTAGTTGAAGTTAATGAATACAAAATCATCAGGAATATAATATGGAACAGGCATCATCTTTACAGATAATGGAATACCTTTAATAACTGCGTTGAAATCAGCATCAGCCGATAGTGAATAAGACTTATCTGCTTGGTTGTTATACCAATATCCTCCACTCTTATATGGATAGTTGGTTCTACTTCTATGGTAGAATGAAACATCATCAGCAGTATATGTTTCGTCCAATGTAGAACATTGATACTTGGTATCAAAATACCTCATTTCATCTGTATAACTTGAGACCCCATTAAGTGTTTGATTGTATCCAAATTCAGCAGTTCCAATCGCTGGATCGCTGTTATAACTTTGATTCTGAGTGCCAGCAGTAAAAGTTCTAAATTTAATGTATGGTAAACTTGTACTTGTATTGGTTTCTGCAAAAATCTGAGTATGTCCACCAAGGAAAACATAATCTAGATCCCAAATATCAGTTACAAATTTATGAGTAAACCATGTGCCATAAGTATTGCCATTAATATTTGTAGCAGATAAAGTTGGTGCTCTGAATGAGAACACTGCAAAGTTGGGATCTAGTGCAGAACGGAAAACATTCAAATCTAATTGATACTGAGTATTGTTTCCAGTAATAATTGCTCCACCTGATGCAGATGTGTTATTAACAGATGAAGCAAAGTTGATAATACCAGGATACGTTGTTTCACTCCCAAAAGACATGCGATCGGAGGCGTTGGGATAAGACAGGTTTACTTGAAATGGACCATCGCTCGCTACATCTAATCGAGCAACACCAGCAAATCTATGTCCATATCCATGACCATAATATGTTTGAGAATTATTACCTCCATCGGAATAATCATGAGGAAGATAATAAGGAGCAGCTGCATACAAAACACGCCCAGTATTGTTGGGCATGAAATAACCTTGGTAGGTAACTCCCTTCTTCTTGCCAGATTGAATTACATTTCTAACAACACCCCAAGGATGAGTTCCCTGATAACCACCAAAATCATGTTTGTCATAGAACCCCGTAGTAAGTCCAACTGTAGGATATGTTATGTCTCCAGCTGAAGCTTCCTGTACAACCAGTCTTGCATAGTCAGAGTAGTTCTGGTCATCAACAATTCTATACTCACCAGCTTGACCCACCAGAGGAGTCCAGATCATAGTCTCACCATTATCTGCACCCTGATTAGTTACATTGGCAACTTTATTGGTGTTGCTAGAAGTGGTGTCATAGGTATTATTAATAATCTGAAGATCATACGAAGAACTTCCCATCTCATTAAAGAATGTAATCGTATCACCTTCTTTAATGGTAATAGTTGGTTCGGTAGTTCCGTCTTCGTTGACGGCACCATTTCTATCTTCACCAGTCCAATTTCTATAAGGACTGTTGTAAGTTACTGTAATTGCATACCCAACTCCATTGGCAACTGTAGAGTGTACATATGGTTTGAGAACCAGATTAGTTGCACCATTTAACTGACCACCAATATCATCAGCGGAGATAGTTATAGTTTCTCTTCCAGTATATCCAACTCCAGGATTATTAACTACTACCCATACACTACTATTGTATCTCGATACGTGGAAGATTGCCCCAGTACCCAGTCCGCTCGATACACCTTCTACCGCATAAGTACGATTGGTATTATCATTAGTATTTCCACCACCAGCGTAAGTGGTTATACCTACGATATGTCCACCTGCATCAACAGAATTCCAACCCAACCAAGTATGTGCATCTTCAATTAGATCAATGACATCATTTCCGTTCCAGGTTGCAACGTCTAGTATATTTGTTTTAAAGACTGCTGTTGTAATTGCCATTGTATCCTTATGCCTCCAGTTGAAGAATTGTTAGAT